AAGCGGGTTACGATAGAAACAGTAGCGGCTCAGGAAATGGTTCGTGATATGGTTACTCGTATAGCTACAAAGGATAGAAGGTTGATACCCGGCATATTCAAGGGCGTAAGGCCACCGGCAGGAATTAAGAAAGAGGATAGGTTGGAAACATCTCTCGGCCCTATCGTTAATTCAAAGAAATTGTATATTCGTAATAGTATGACAGAGATTGTGGATGAATTCTTTGAACATCCCTTTGCCAAACATGATGACCTTATGGATGGGCTGTATTATGCTGATTATTATGCTAAACCACCATTAAGCGGTAAAGTTGATAAGAAAGAGGTAAATAACCGTAGCAGTAATACTCAAACCAGCAAGAAATATAACTGGTTTACAGGTGCCAGAGTAAGCTAAAAAAAGTTTGCTTTTGCTATTGACAGGTATTATAATTGTTACTTAACTTATAAAGTATCTATGCAAATACAAGAAGACCCGAGAGCTAAGATTACCAGAGAGCTTCATCAGCGATATCGTGACGCCCGTTCTGAATGGGATACGGAGGCTAGGAAAGATATTGACTTCTTTTACGGTAATCATTTTAGTGATAATGAAGTAGATGAGTTGGAAAGCAGGAATCAGGCTGCTGTCCCAATGGACAGGGTTGGCCCTGCTGTTGAGAAGATGAAGGCTATGTTAACATCCTCATCTCCGGCCTTTACAGTTATACCAAGGGAGGACTCCGATGTAAAGATGTCTAAGATGTGGCGTGTGGTGTTAAGTTATATTTGGGAAATATCTGATGGTAATTCCCAGCTAAAGGAAGCTATTCACGACCATAGTGCTTCAGGATTAGGTTATTTGTATGCTTATATTGATGCTGATTCTGATTTTGGAAAGGGTGAGGTAAAATTTACAAGTATTAATCCATTCCGTGTTTATGTACCGTCATCGAGCCGTGACAGGTATTTTAGTGATGCTGATAATATTATATTATCAACTATACTTACCGGCGAGCAGGTTTTAAATATATATCCTGAACTTGGGCCACAGCAAAATCCTGAAACTGGAGAAATGGAAGAAGCTATTCTAACTAGTATTTCTTCTTATAGTGATGATGAAGATTACCCATCTACACAGAACAGCAACCAGCAAAAGACTTGGACTCCGGCAGAATCAAAGGATTTAGAAACTACTTATCAGGAAAAGTATCAGGTATTAGAAAGATTTTATAAGACAAAGATTCCTTTTTATCAGATTATTGATGTTAATAAACAGGAAGAAATGATATTAAATGAAGAAGAATTTCAGAAATTTCTTGAGGAGAACCCCGGTGTATTTGAACGTGGTCTTGTTCAATTTCAGGAAATTTTGCAGACCCGTATTGCGGTAGCGGCTTCTGTTGGCGAAATCGTTTTGTATGAATCGGTTCTCAACACTGATATATATCCTATTGTACCATTACCAAATATTTATAGTGGTACTCCCTATCCGAGGTCTGACATATCTAGGGCGAGACCTATGCAAAGGCTATTGAATAAACTCTGGTCATTGGCTTTGTCTCATGCTCAGGCTTCTGCGGGTCTGAAATTAATTGTTCCAATAGGCAGTGTTGATGATATCAGCCAACTTGAACAGGATTGGTCTAATCCAAATGCTGTTATAGAAGTTGACAGTTCTCAGGGAGAACCCCATTTTCCAGCTCCTACACCACTGGCCGGTGAATTTTACAGGTTGATACAATCCTGTGAATTTTATATAGATTTTACATTTGGTATTCCTGAATTAATGCATGGATTTGCTGAAAAAGCACCAGATACTGTCCGCGGTACAGAAAGAATGTTGGCTCAGGGAGCTGAAAGACCTAAATCAAAGCTGAGGGATATTGAGTTAAGTATCAGGAAGCTTGGTCAGGTTATTTATGGTTTATCGAAAGGGCACTATACATTTAAAAAGATTTTTAGATTAGTTCAGGCCAACAACAATATTAATGAGGTTATGGCTAATTACTATGATGACTACAGCGAGACTGTAATGGATATTCAAAAGGACAGGCACTCCATTGGTCAGCACGATGTTAGCATAGAGCCGGGCTCTACATTACCTACAAGTAAATGGACTGAGTATCAGGTTTACGCAGAAGCGTATCAAATGGGATTAATAGACAGGGTAGAAGTGATTAAGAAGAATCCAGAAATTTTTGATAAAGAGGGTCTCATCAAGAGAATGGGTGAGATTCAACAGTTGCAGTCTCAAGTACAGCAACTTACTGAACAAAATAAAGAATTGCAGGGTGACCTGCAAACAGCGCAGAGAGAGTCTGTATCTGACAGGAAACGGGTAGAAGTTGAGAAATTTAAATCCAAACTTTCCGAGGTGCAGTCTGATGCGAAAGCCGACAGGCGAGTACAATCAAATAAACTCAATAACGCGGTGCAGCTTGAAATGGAAAAATTGAGACCACAAATTGAAGAATTTGGAGAAGGTCTTGGTTCCATTCCTTAAATTTAAGGACATCGTAGGGAGATAATTATGAGTACAATCAATGAAGAAGGTCAAGTATTAGAAGATACTGGTTTAAATCAAGAACTTGAATATGAAAATGTTCCAGTAGCTGATAGTAGTGAAACACATCATGTAGATTGGGAAAATGAAACTAAGAAGTTTCAATCAATGTATGATAGACAGAAGGTTGAAAATGACAAGATGAAACAAGATATAGAATACATGGTGGGTGAAGTTGCTAAAAATCAGAAACAATCCAATGTTAATAGTCAAGAGCCATCACTACCTGAGGATGAATTTAATCCTTGGGATGCGTATTATAAACAGGATTCACCAAGCTATAAATTTCGGCAACAGCAGGAATCTAAGGTTGTGAATCATGCAATCAGCCAACAGAATGCAAAAATGCAGGAAGATATGCTGGTTAATAATACGGTAAATGAATTAAGAAGTAATCATAAAATGACAGAATCTGAGGTTCGTGAATTTATGGAATGGTCAACTGACCCGGGTAGTAGTATGACTCTGGATACATTAGTTGATGTTTTTAACTCACGCAACCAGCAAAATGTTCTGCCGTCTAATGAACCTGTTTCTGATTCATTTAATGCGGTAAAAGCCGCAAGAGAGGCTCCCCGTACTGCAGGAGTCCTACAAGGCCAAGAGGCCAATCAACCAAAGTCCGAGAAGGACGCGATGTGGGATTCTATTGTGAATGCGGGAAGCAGAAATAATGTTTTGTAATTAAATAAATGAGGAGAAAATAAATGGCTACTTATAATAGCGGGCAAACAAAATTTGGTGACCCCGGTGCAGTCATCAGCTCTACTATACCGTCAAGACGATTATTTGACTTTAGTGATAGAGTTGCTGACCTTGCTCCAGAGGAATCACCATTTTTTGTATATTTGTCCAAAGTTGCAAAAGTACCAACATCTGATTCTCAGTTTAGATATCTAGAAGACAGAACTAAAATATCAATATCCGATAGAGGTTTCTTATCTACGGGCGGAGCAACGCTTGTAGCTGAAGGAAGTAATATGGAGTTGGTATTTGATACAGTTGGAGGTGCAGCAGTTTCTTGGTTAATTCCGGGTATGATAGTTGCTGTATCTTTAAATGCAACAAGTTCTGGTACAACGCCTTCTTTTGGAACTGTTAGAATAAATACAGTTGCACAGGGAAGTGCTTCAACAACGTGCGGTGTTACATCAGTATCAACAGTGGGTGGTTCAACAATGACTATTGCTGACGATGCTCAATGTACTGTTGTAGGTACTTCGTTTGCTGAAGGAAGTGGAGCTCCAGACGTATGGTCTCAAGAGTTAGAAAATGGAACTGGTTATACCCAGATTTTCAAGACTGCTTGTGAAATGACTAATACAGCTAGGGCAACGGTTTACAGAGGGTATGCTGATGAATGGCAAAGAATCTGGAATCTTAAACTTAGAGAACATAAGGTTGATATCGAAAGAGCTATGCTCTTTGGACAACAAGCTTCTAGGGGTGGTATTCAATATAGTGATGGAATCGTTGGACAGGTAATAAGAAATTCAACAGTTGTTGGTGATGGCTCACAAGTCTCATACACTGAAGATAAAGCTTATTACAAGTCTAATACAGCGGCCCAATGGACTTATGATGATATCTTAGCTGATTTTGAGGTTATTTACGACCCTGCGAGGGGTGGTGGGCCTTCCAAATTAGCATTGGCAAGTCTTCCTGTAATGTCTTTCTTTAATAAATTAGGAAATTCTACTGGTTTTATTCCGCTATCGGCGGGAGCGACTGAAGATAACCCATTAAGATATAATTTCAATCAAAGTAAGGGTGCCTTTGGGCATAAAGTGATGAAGATTGATACTATTCATGGTGATTTAAGTTTAGTTAAAGAACCGTTGTTTAGGACATTCGCTGCTGGTTTCTGTATGTTGGTCGATTTAGACCATGTGTCTTACAGACCACTTGTTGGAAACGGTCTTAATCGTGATACTTCTATAACTACTAATGTGCAGCAGTCCGATGAAGACTTGCGTAAAGACATGATTCTTACAGAAGCAGGTCTTGAAGTATCTCTTCCTGAGACTCATGCACTTATTAACTTAGAAGGAGTAAACTAAGATGAGAGCTGATGTATTAAACAAAAATAGTGCTAGCTATGGAAATGTACCTGACTTTTATCCGAATGGATTTTCAGCTAAAACTGCTGATTTTACAGCTGCGGATGGTTACGTATATCTTGTTACTAAATTGGATGGATGTGCAATTACATTGCCTGCACCTACTCATGGTGCTAGGATTAAGATTGTCATTGGTGCTGTAACAAGTAATAATCATGTAATGACGTGTGATGCAACAACTACGTTGTATGAAGGGTATGCTTTACTTGGAGATACGGCTGATGGTACAGCCGCTCAACATACAGTATTTGCAGCAGATGAATCAAATGATGATGCTCTTACTATGAATGGAACAACGACAGGCAATGGAGGTGTCATTGAACTTACTGGTATGTCCGCTGCAAGGTGGAAGATTGAGGCAGTTCTTTATGCTTCTGGTACTATTGCTACACCATTTAGCTAAACCGAAATCATAAGGTTTAACAGTTTTAAGGTACTGTGGGAGCTGTCAATAAAAGGCGGCTCCCAGAACCTTTAAAGAATTATGAAAAATTGTATAAATTGTAAATCACCTAATCCAGAACAATGGTTCCATTGCCGGAAATGCGGTAAGAAGTCATCTGAACCTAAGTTTACTACAAACTTATATATGATGAGTGAGATTGGGAAACGAACTGATATCGAATTCAGTACTACAACTGTAGAAGAAGATATCAAAGCAATGAATAGGAGAAATCATGCCTAAGGTTGGTAAAAAACATTATCCCTATACTAAAAAGGGAAAAGCGGCAGCGGCGAAAGCAAGAAAACGCAGAGTTAAGAAGAAGAAATAATGGCTACTCTTAAAGTAAAGATACAGGAAGATATTGTACTTGATAATCAAGACTATGGTTCTAAAAGAACATTGGAGATTAGTAGTATAAATGAAATATCTAAAAGAATATTAACTATTACAACTACTGAATCTACAATAGCTACATTTAGTTCAGCTGCTGCTTCCGCTGGACACTATGTCGCAGCTGATGTTAGATATATAAGATTTACTAATAAAGATACTTCAAATTTTATTACATTAACATTTAGGAATCAAGATAATGATGAGGCTGCTATTAAGCTTGACTACGGACAATCTTTTATTTGGAATGGTGATAATTCTAATGGTATGACGGCTGTTTTTAATGCAACTCAAGATGCTGATGCTGCTTCTGATACAGCTTTCGGAAGTTTAACAAATATTCAAGCTGATGCAAATACTGGTTCATGTGATTTAGAAATGTTTATAGCGAGTGCGTAATGGCAACTTTTGAAGCACAGGTAGAAGGTTTAACAAGTCTGTCAATAGATGGGAGTAGTGCTCCTACTCAGACTGAACTGACTCAGTTTCTCACTGATGGAGCTAAGGAGATTATAAATATACTCCCTCCTAACTTACTTGACTGGTGTGCATCTCAACAGACATTCACATCTGTTATGCCGGGTAGTGAGGCTGAAACAATGAATACTGGTAAGGTACTTCGAGTATATCGTAATGATGGTGATTTTGACAGAGTATGCAGAAGAATACGGGCTGATGAAAAAGGATATGCTAATGACCCTGATGAAATGGGATATGCCAGTTCTACTGACCCTGTATTCTATACTGAGAATAATAAATTAAATGCTCTTCCTGAATCTGGTTCATGTAAATATGATGAAGTTCAATATCCTTCAGTAGCCTATGGTGATTCTGCAATATCAGTATTTCCTGATGAAGCTGAATATCTTGTATCTCTTTATGGGGCTATTAAATCATTACAAAATGTTTTAGGTGATAAGTCATCTAATTCTGATATTACTACAGCATTGACTGCAATTAATGCTGAAATTGATGAATGTTTATCTATAGCGGATAATGTTCATACTGAAATAGCTTTAATTAATACTCAATCTGATTCTGCAGTGGCTGAAATTGTATTAGCGAATGTTGAAGTTGATAAAATGGCGACAGAAGTTGGATTAGATAATGCGGAATTAGATAAGGCGACTGCGGAACTTGGAGAGGCTGTTACACTTGTGGATTCTGGTATTGATACAGCTACGGCCGCAATCGCTACTGCGGCAGGAAGAATAAATACCGCAGTTATATTAGCTAATGGCCAATTCGATGCTGGTGTTTTAGAAGCCGCTCAAGCAGAAGGAGAGGCTGATGATTCTGCTATAGCCACAGCATTAACAGCAATCAATACAAATGTAGATAACGCAGTTGCTGAAATTGTTTTGGCAAATGCTGAAGTAGATGAAATAGTTACACAGACAGATGGGTCTTCGGATTTTGCTACTGCATTGACTGCTATTAATACAGAATTGGATAAGGTTGATGATATTTGTAGTGAAGCTAATACTGAATTTGATAAATGTGATGCTCTTCTTAGTTTAGGTGAGGCTGATACTGAAGGAGCTGTTAGTACATCTCTTGGTAAATTTATTACAGAATTAGATGAAACTCAGGCTGTATGTGATTTGATTAATACTCAAGTTGATGCTGCTGTGGTTGAATTGGCTGAATCCGCAACTCTTGTTGATTCTAATATTGATACAGCAGTAGCAGCCATTACTACAGCTCTTGGTAGAGTTAATACCGCAGTTGCTCTTGGTAATACTGAATTTGATTTAGTTAATCCAGAAGTTGATTTGGCTAATGCTCAGGTTGATGCTGAAGATATAGAATTGGCAAATGGATATATATCTACAGCCCAAGGATATGCTAATGCTGGTGCTCAATATATTAGTGAGGCCCAAGCTTCATTATCAGAAGCTCAAGGATACGCCAGTGAAGTATCAGCTAGAACTGGTCATGTAGGGTCTCAGGTAGGAGTGGCTCAGGGATATATTTCAGCCGCTCAGGGATATGCTAATGAGATTCAAGGTAAAATTAATATTGTTAATGGATATGCAACTGAAGTATCATCAAGATTATCTCAGGCTCAGGCTAAGAGAGAAGAATCTCGTGCAAGAGTAGAATCTGGAAATGCATATCTACAAGAGGCTCAACAAAGAATTGCTCAGGCTAATGGATACGCTCAGGAAGTTTCGGCTAGGGGAGGATTTACGTCCGCGAAATCACAAGCTGTACAAGGTTTTATATCTACTGCTGGTAATTACGTACAGGCGGCTCAAGCGTTTGGTGCGGAAGTTCAGGCATATTCTAATAGTGTCAGTATATTTACTAATACAAGTGGTAATAGAGTTAATCTTGGTAATGCATTTTTATCAGAGGCTAATGCATCAGCTTCTGAAGTTCAGGCTTATGTTAATGAAGTTTCAGCGAGGGTTCAGCAAGTACAGTCTCAGGTAGGTGTAGCCCAAGCGTATATTTCAAATGGGGCTGGATATTCAAGAGTTGCCGATGGATATAGTAAAGTTGCAAATGGGTATTTAGGAAATGCTAAAGACTATTTACAAGCGGCTCAGGGTTTTGCGTCAGTTGCTCAAAGTTATATTGGTGAGATTCAATCAAAAATTGCAATAGCACAGGCATATTCGAATGAAGTTCAATCAAGATTGGCTGTAGATACATCTCATTATAGTTGGTATGAAAAACAACAGGCAAAACTTCAAGCAGATTATGAAGGTGGTATTCAAAAACTTTTAGGTGGATATAAAGAATAATGGCTGTACATAAAATATCAGTAAAACAACTCGTAAGTCGGGTTCATCAAGTATTTCCCGGTGCTCCTGAGAATTACGTTTTAAATCTTATTAATGATGCTTTAGTAGAAGTTGGAATGCACAGTACAAAGCCGGTACAGGCTAAGATGAGTACAGTTGCAGACCAGATGTGGTACAAAATAGGTGATGAAGCTAAAGATTCTAGCGGAAATAAGCTTGAAGCTAATAAGGTTTATAGAGTAGATTTGATGGATGAAGATGGTGATTATATACAAATTCCAAGACTGATAGATAAGAATATTTTATTAATGGATGCTGACTCAAGTGAATCAGCGTTGACAACACCGGATGAGAGATAATGGCTAGTAGTATTAAATATCCAGATGATAGAGCCAAATGGTTTATAGAGGGTGACAAGTTATGTCTTGTTACTAATGTTGATAGTGATGGTAATACTAGGACTACTGCTAGAAAACAATGGCAGGCTATATCAGAGGCTGTAACTGATGGGTTATTACTTCATTACTATGGTGAACCAAATAGTGTCATTTCCATTAATGATGAATTAGATTTAGATAATACAATGCATTTAGCGATAGTTGACTATGTAAAGAAATGTTTATATATGGATAAGGCTGGTAATGCTTCAGACCCTAATATAACAGCTACAGCAATGCAATTATCAAATGCTCATCAATTAAAATTTGATGAATCCATAAAACGATATGGAATGAGAAAACGTGACAAAACTGGTGGTAGTAGGGTACTAAAATCAGTTAGTTTAATGTAACATACTCAGATAGGGAGCATTCTCGCCCCGCAGGCTGAGTTAGTTTAATAGGAGAATATAATGGCAAATACTCAAAAATTCAGAGCCCACGAATCATTAGCTGTAGATACAGCAGGTGATTGGCAGGTTCAATCAGCAGCTACTGTTGGTTCATCGGCTTCGGCAGTTAGAGTAGATGGATATCACAATATCCATATTTTAACAGATAATGATTTATACTTTACTTTTAAAACATCATCTACTGATGCTTTAAGTACATCTAATGATTTTTATCTAATGGGAGGCAATACTATATATACATTGAGAATACCTCATGGTTTAGGAGATGAAGTGCATCTTCAATGGGAACGTAAGGGCAGTTCAGATTGTACTGTTCGATATGTACTGGCTTAGGAGGATATAATGGCTTTTATTACAACAACCGCTGATAATATATCATCAGGCGGTGCTATAACTGGTGACTTAACTATTGAAGGTGATTTAACTGTAGATGGTGGTGGAGGATTTTCATATTCAGAAGTATTAACTGGTGATTTTCAAATAATTGGGGCTGATGGTACAGTCTCAGGAACTGCTGATGGAGATGGTAATGAATTTATAATCAGAAATGATGGTGACGCTGGGATGTCTATTCTTGCCGCTGAAGATTCTGGAGAAACATCTTCTATAATATTTGGTTCTGCAAGTGACCTAAATGGTGCAAATATATTTTATGAGTACAACGCCAAGACAATGAAGTTGGGTACTCAACACGCATCTGGTATATTAACATTAAGAAGTGGGAATGGTTCAGATGCAATCACAATAGATGCAAGTCAAAATGTGGGAATTGGAGCGGCTCCTGTTATAACTGGTTTTAACGCATCATTACATATTGAAGGTGCAACTCCAGCTTTAATTATTAGAGATTCGTCAGGTTCTGCTCAAGCAACCCAGTTTCTTACATATTATCAAGATGGCACTTCTACTAAAGTTGCTTTTGACCATGTGGGGACATACAAAATTGGAACAGCAACTGCTGCCGATATGACTGGTTTTTCAGAAAAATTTATTCTCGATGACAACTCCCGAATCTCGCTCTCGAATAATGATAGTGGTGCTTCAAATACAGTATTT